GGCGACGACGAGGACTGGCTTTGGATGAGCCAGCGTGAAGCGTTTGAGGCGCACATTGAGCGCACGACCGGAGAGCGCCCTTTCATGGTCAACGGCACTTACAACAATGTCGTTTGGCGCAAGTCGTGGGCAGACTGGCAAGCCGCCATCCAGCACGCGCGGGATGTGGCTGTGAAGATTTGCAATGGCGAGATGGTGGAAGAAGTTGGCCCTACCGATCACTGCTACAACAACGCCTGCGCTCACTGCGCTGACGCCATCAAGGAGGCGCTGAAATGAGCATTAGCGACGAAATCAGAAACGCCGCGCTGTCATGGCCGCTTGGATTTCTTGGCGACGTGGACAGCGAGATTGTTTGGACATTTATTGGATGGCTGGATGATGTTGGCCCGCGATTTTTTAGCACTGATGATGGCCGCGTCTTCCTGCTGCTTGTATCTGAGGCTCTGAAATGAAGCCAGCTCTATACACGTCCGCAGAACGTGTCTAAATTCTGCCGCTTTTTATACATGAGGTAACGCCATGAGCCACTTTCGCGGAAAGCGCAAGGAAAAGCGGGATGGGTTTGAGCGCAAGCGGCAGCCTGTGCCGGATGAATTACACCCTAGCGGTGTATAGCTGGCTACTTAGGCCAGCTTTGCTGCAAAGTCAGGGCGTCAGAGGCGATGCTTTGAGCTTGCTCTGCCAGCGATCTAAGCTCTGCTGTACATTGCTCAAAAACGGTGTTTGCAGTCTCTGCGTATCGACGGACGGAATCGCAGGAGGCGCTGGGCAACTGACTGCGATAGGTGCCGAGGTCGTCGCGCAAGCTGTCAGAAGCGACGCGCAGAGTAGCAAGCTGGCTCTGTAGCAGGTTCTCGCGCTTTCGTGCGGCTTGCTGGGCATCTGATAGGCGTTGCGCATGTTCCTGCTCCTTCTGGCGGTACTGTGATTGCAGTTCAAATGTTTGCTTTAGCTGGATGGCTTTTTCAGCATCCCACTGTGCGCGGACGGCTGCGCGACCTGATTTGTAGGCGAAGCCGTGTGATGCTGCCAGGATGACGGCTAGGCCGATTGCAAGCCATAGGCGGGGGGACAGGAGGGCTAGCATTACTGCACCGCCATGCACTTATCATGCCGCTCTTTGGAGCGCGTCCAGACGCCGGGGCAGCGCCGATTACCGGGCGTGGAGCAATCAAACCCGGCAACCTTTTTGTACCGCAGGTAACCAGCACACGATGCCGCATAGTTGCGCGCATTGGCCTGCCGCACCATCTCACTGCTGCACAGCGTCTTCACGCCGTACTGATACGCGAAATCAACCATCAGGTCATATTCGGCTTGGTGAAGCTCGGTGTTCACGCATTGCTTAATGCCCGCTTCGTCTTTCTGGATGTGCCCTAGACTGCGCTGCAAAGCCGCTACCGGGTTGGTAACGTCGCCCATCTTGACGCGGGTTCCGTCAAGGTTCACCGTCCCGCCAAAGCCGTTTGTAGGCACATCGCCCTTAACCGGGATGATGGCCTTGTCGGTGTAGCCTTCATGCGCCACAAGGGCCACCAAAGCCGCCGCTGATAGGCTTAAGGCCGCGATAGAGTTACGCTTTGTCTTTGGCGTCATCTTGCATCTTAGGTTGCGCCACGATTCGCGCCAGTGCTGCGCCTACTGTGGTCAGGATGGACAGGCTAAGAAACACATGCCGGGGCACTGCGTCACTGAACAGTGGCAGGGCCATTTCTACGCCACCCAGCGCAGCAGCTATCAAGGCAAGACGAAACGACCATGCTTTGCGGATGATCTTGCGCCATTCGTCAATCAGCTTCATTGCTTCACCTCATGGTGGTCAATCTTGAGCGGCTGGGCTTTGTAGTCCGGCTCCCATATGTCGTGCCAATAGTCGCGCCAATCCGTGACAAGGCCAGAGACTTCACGCATCAGACGCGCGTAACTCTTATCAAAGAAACGCTTTGCAGCCATGACGCGGTTAATGTTCATGGTGTCGCTCTCGCTCTCGGAGTGATTGGGCAAGTTCCTTGGTTTCATGGATTACGGCCTGAACTTCAATCATGTATCTGTCGAAACTGCGATCAAGATCGCTGACGTTCTTTGCGTACTCTGGACGGAATTCCGGCTTGTCGTCTGTGCTGAAAAACGACTTGATTCGGTGATAGATGCTCATTTGCGCACCATCTGGAAAATGCCCTTCATTTCATGCACTACGCTGGATAGCGCATTAATGGCATCAGCAGCCTTTTCCAGAGCGGCGGCTACTACTTTTGAGTTCTCCTGCATTGCCTTTTGCATATTTTCCGCCATCTTGTCCTTTGCCTTGTTAGATTCTGTAAGCATTCGCACCAAAATAACAATGATGCAAATCAGCACCCCTAGCGGCACGTTTTCAGGGGTGATGAACTTTACAAGGTGTTCCATGGCGTGTATTGTTGTTGGATGGAAGTTTCACTTGTCCCGGCTGTAGCGCCGATACTGAGGCCGATTTTTGTGTTTGTCGTGCTGGCTTGTATCTGCCTGCCGGTTCGCTATCTGTTCCGTCACTTCGCAAAAGATGGGCGATTCAAACGGCTGATGCTGACAAAAATCACCGGGCATACTGAGCCCCAAGCAGACCACCAGACAAACCGAGTGCCGGGGCCGCGCTAGGCGCAAGCAGACCCATTTGACGGACAACGCCGGGGCGCATCGTAGCGGCTGCATTCATCGCGGCAATGCCTGCCGGGGTGTACATCGTGGCAAGTCCGAGCGCAGGAATGCCGATAGTCGGCTCAAGCAGCGCACCAAGCCCCGCAACACTACCGGCCTGCATTGCCCTACGTGCCGTGCCTGAGTCGGGCAGGCGGTTTCCGATCACTCGTTGAGACTGTTCCGCAAACTGCTGCAACGGTTTTTCACCACGGGCCAGCGCCTTCGATGACTGCCCGGCGCTTTGCTTGATGGTTTGCAGCAGATCACCCGGCGTAAACATGCCGCTTACATCGTCCGTAGTTGAGCCTGCAATGCGACGAGTTGAGGCATCGGCCACGCGGCTAAACAGCGAATAGGCTTCATCCGTCTTGTCGATGGCCTCCGCAACACCGGGCGGGCTGTGGCGCTTCGCCATGTTGGTGATTGCGCCGCGAACCTCATACAGCGCATCACTGAGGATTTTGTCGTCAGCATTGGCCGACTTGGCAAATTTGTTGGCAAGTTGGGACAAATTACTTTGCGCAGCTTTGAGCGAAACCCCGTTGACGATGCCGTTTTGATTCGGTTGCAGCTTGCGGAACGTGCTTTCCAAGATGCGATCAAACTGCCCAATCTTGGCCTCATCGGCAATGTTCAAGCCTTGTTTGGCTATGCCGATTGCCGTCTGGAAATCATTGTCAATCTGACCCGTAGCAAACGACAGCACGCGGTCATATTGGCGACTGATCGCCTCATTGGCTGCGGCGATGCCGTCGCGCCCAATAGGGGCGTTAGCTTTGAACTGCACGCCGATGGGCTTGAGCGCCTCATTGATGGCGGCGCGGTTGAAGTCTTCCATGGTGCGGCGGCGCGCGCTGCCGATCACATCGCCTACATAAGGGACACTGCTTAGGGCTTCTTCTGCTGTGCCAACCATGCCGCCAGCACGTTGACCGGGAGTGACGCGCACGCCCTTTTCAAACAGCGTTTGCGCTTCGCCACCCTTCGGTGCCATAGCCGAGCCAATAGCGCCCGCTGCTTTGTAGCCCAGCACGCCACCAAGGCCACCAGCCGCGCCAGCGCCTAGCCTGTCGGTTATGTCGCCGGTCGTCGTAGCCGCCGTATAGGCCGCAGGAGCCGCAAATGCCTGCGTAGCTGTACGCGGGGCCACCAAAGCACGGCCAGCGGTCGTAAGGGCGCTTCCAATGGCTGGAATGGCCTTTCCCGCCACTTGTCCAATGCCTTGCAATGCCTTTCCACCAGCCAGCATGGTCAGCAGGTCAACACCCACGCCACCGCCAGCAGCCGCAAGGCTCTGATTCAGCAGCAGGTCTTGCGGGCCTGTCTCGCGGTTGCCGAGCGTGCCAATGTCGGTCATTCGACGGCCTGCGCCTGCCAGCGTTTCCGTCATCCATTGCGGCATCTGATAGCCGGTATCCAGCGGGCCAACGCGCAGGGTTTGACCGGACGCAACAGCCTCCCGCTGGCTTTCAGGCTCAATCACAAACCGCGCAGGTTTGGCGGGGGCTTCGTCTTCAATGACAAATTTGCTCATTGCTTCACCCAGGTTAGGCCGTTGGATTTGTAGCGGTCGCCGGTTTCCTGATCTACCGCAATTTTGCCCTTGTATTGCGGAGCCGGGGGCAGCGAAGAAAACGCATTGCCAGCAGGCTTTGGCGTTTCTGCCGGTTTGCCGCCAGTCATGCGGCGATTTGCGGCATCAATCACGCCCTTAAATTCGGTCAAAGCCGCTTTGAATTCCTCATCGCTTTGAGCGGTATTCAGGCGCGCGATTGCATCGGTAGCCCTTTTTCCCTCAAGCTCTGTGATCTGACCGCCGCCCTTAAGCGATTCAAAAGCCTGCAAGAATGCAGAGCCCTTGATCTGGTCAAGCATGGAGCGAAAGTTTGTCGCATCCGTACCGGGGACATAATTTCGCGGGTCAAGCGTGCCGCTAAGGCCGGTAGCCGTCCCCAATCCCGGATGCGAAATCGCACGGCCCAACAAGTTAGACATGTAATTGCCTGCCGCAATCGCGCTTTCACGCTGGGCCGTAGGCTTTACATCGGCTTTGGCTTGCTCTACAGCCCTTGTTTCGCTGGCTTTGTTTGCGGCGATCTGCGCGGGACTCGGGCCAGCCTGAACACCCAGCGATTGCGGGAAGCCGGGCGTAACTTGCGCGGTCTGCGTGCGCTGCAATTCGTTGGTGATGGCTTGGCGGTCAGCCGCTGGCAAATTCGGGTTGCGCAACTCTTGTTGCAAGATGCGAATGCGCTCGGTATCAGCGCCGCGCTGCTGCTCAGGCGTAACCTGCATGGAGGGCTGACGCTGGGGTTGCTGCGGCGTCGTGACCGACGCGCGGGTAACAAGGCGCGGAATACCATCTTCACCCGTGACAGTCACCAAGTCCTGCGCAGCCTTAGCCGCTTCAATAGCTGCTTGTCGTTCAGCCTCTAGCCCAACCTGAGATTGCGCGAAGCCGGGAACAAACCCAGCGCGACCGCCGTTCATGGTCATGCCTTCGGGCAGCTTCGGAATCGTGCGCTCTGCGCCAGTAACCGGGTCGCGGTAGATTGAGCCGCCCTTGAACTCTTGCGGGGTCTGCGCGAATTTGTACAGGTCACCCAAGTCAACACCAGCCAGCTTCAAAGCCGCCACCTGATTGATGTTCAAGTTAGTCAAGCCGCCGCCAGCAGCAGGCGCAGCAGATTCAGGCATCACCGGCCCCATGCCGTCAGCCGATGGTGCAAACGCACCGGGAGACATGGAAACACCAGAGCCCAGCAAGCCCTCTACCAAGCGATTCTTGCGCGCCTCTTTTTCAGCGGCCAAACCACGGGCGGCAATCTCGCTTTCGTAGTTCTTCATCTGCATTTCACGCAAGCGGCCCTGCATTGCGGCCTCTTGTGCTGCACGCTGGCGCTCTTGAGCCTGCGCAAAAGCGTTATTTGCCCCCAGCAGCCCAGCACCTAGATTGCCTTGCAGCAGCCCACCAGAAAGCGCCATGATTGCAGCGCTAGCCGGGTCTTGAAATCCACCTTGTGCAAGTAGAGCCATTTTCACCACCATCCAAGATTGCGCGACAACTGACCAGCGCCCAGCAGGCCACCCAGCGTGCCCATTGCACCGCCGCCCTGCTGGCTGGTGTTCGTCGTGCTGCCGGTCATGCCACCCAAGTTGCCGTAGATGTTAGCCGCTTGCGTGATGGGATACCACTGATTTTGAAGGTTTTGCGTCTCAAGCTGAGAACCTAGCCCGATCTGCTGCAAATCTTGGCCGCGCTGCTGCGTGAAGAATCCCTGATCCATGCCGTAGCGGGACAAGTCGCGGTTTTGCTGGTTCGTCCAATCGGTGCCGTACAGGTTCGCCAGCGCAGACGAAACGCCTTGATTCGCACGCCCCGCTGCCAGCCCTTCGGCTACGCCTTGACGCGATCCGCCGAAACCACCCGTGCCGATGACGTCAGAGCGAATCATGTTCAAGCCTTGCCCGAGGTCTTGCAACGACTGCTCTCGGATGCTTGCGCCGATGTCTTTGAGGTACGGATTTGTCCCGCCGCCTGATCCTCCACCTGAGCTGCCGCCAAACATGCCGCCACCGGGCAACATTGGCATCATTGACATTTGAGTGCTTTGTCGGCTTGTCAGGTTTTTCAGTCCGGCAATGTTTTCATCAGCGTAATCGCTTGTGGTGAAGCTGCTTGGAGTGCTGTAAACGGCGTTTGCAGATGCCATAAAGTCCGCTGGCGTTTTTGCGCCAGAGGACAAGGCGGTTGACCAATAATCGCGGCCTTGCTGGTCAATCAGGTCCGGTGTTTTTCCAACGCTGCCGTACAGTTGCTCGACAAGGGCGTTTAGTCCTGGATCGTAAGTCATGTTTACCCCCGAGAAAAAGGATTGCGGCGCGGCGTGATGTTCATCAGTTGCGCGCCAATGCCCGGTGCGGGGCGGTTAGCCAAGCTGTTTTGCACCTTACCGAGTAAGCCGCCTTGCTCAAAAATTGCGCTGTCAAAACGTGGGTCTATGTAGCGGGTAGCCGTCTGTGATTGCTGCTGTGGCTTGGAGCCGAGCAAGCCGCCAGCGATGGTCGCGGCAGGGCCTACAAGGCTCGTAATGCCGGACGGTAGGGCGTTGGTCAGGCCACTGAGCAAGCCGCCGCCAGAGGCCGCACCAGCCCCGCCAAGCGACGGCGTTACAGCGCCTGCGCCGGTATAGCCTGCAAGTGCTTCGCCGCCCAAGGCTGCGTTGGCAAGTTGACTGTCCACAGCGGCATTGAATCCGCCCGTAGCCGCAGGGCTTGCCGTGGGAGCGCCACCAGCGCCACCGCCGATGCCGCCACCGCCAAACATGCCGCCAGCCGCTGCCGTGCCAGCGAGTGCGGCCATGTACTTAAGGAAATCTTTGTTGATGTTCGCCGCCGGGGCATAGTTGCCCGTGCCGGTGTACTGCCCTTCGGTGGAGTAGCGATCAAACGGGCTTGAGGCTGCGCGGGTAGCGCCCGGTGCCGAAACCATGTATTCGGTCGCAGGGCCTGCTACATAGTCGCCTGTTGCCGGGTCATAGCGGCCAGCGTAGTTCGCTTGGATGCCTTGCCCCGTGGCCGGGTCGCGGTACATGCCGCCCATCTGGCTAAGTTGTTCAGGGGTTGCGCCCTGATAGCCTGCCATCAGTTGTTGAATTTGCTCTTGTGTCAGTGCCATGATTTACCCCAGTTTGACCCATGCGCCAGCGCGCCGAATGTACGTTCCCGCCCCGGTGCCGGGGTCCCAGTTTGTGCCGTCAGCTTCGTAGATGTCGCCATCTTTCACCCTGACAGGTGCCACATGCGTTACCTGCAATGTCAGAGACTCCTGCGGGGCGTCCAGCGACTCTTTCAGGCGCTTCAACTCAGCGGCTATCCATGCCGGAAGCTCTGCCGGGTTGTTGGGCGGGATTTGCGGGCTGTAGTCCATCAGTAACGTCCCTGCTTTTCAATGCTCAGATTCATCGAGCGAATGCGCCAATATTGATTGACCGCTGACCTGATGCGAAGGTCGAGATACGGGCCGCTGGCGAAGTCGTAAATCTTGCGTGTCGTGCCCTGCGTCCAGTTGCGCGGCGTGCGCCATGTGGGCGATTCGTCGGGCAGTACGTGGCTACCGTAGGACACGCTCAACAGCGTACCGGGCTGCGCATCGACAACCAGTGCGACTTCTTTCATCAGCTTGAAACTGTCAGCATCATCAAATGACATACCGGTGCGCTCAAGACGCGTTGAGATTGGATTGCCAAAGTCCGTATCCCCTTCGTCAACCAGCCCGATCATGGATTGCGACGTACATACGACCATTCGCGCCTGATTCTCTGCCGCGTTGTCCTCAACCCATGCATCAGTCTGCTCTGACCATGCCAGCGTCTGGTTATTCCAGCGTTTGGTAGAGGTTCCGGGCGGCACGATGCCGGATGCTGCATATGTCGCGTCCTGCACGTAGCGGATGCCCCATTCGCCGGTTTCCCAATTCCACGTAGCGACCGTATCGCAAGCCTCTTTGCCGATGCTCGGGAACCAAATCCAGACTTCGTTGTATGCGTCGTTCAGCGACACAAACGAGCGCCGCCAGTTGGTGCGGTTCATTGTCTGGAAAATCCAGCGACGCATACGGCCATCTGCAATTGAGACTTCCTGAATGCCGTTATGAATGATGACGTCGCCAGCGGTCAGTACGACAACACCCTTAGGCGTAGCGACTCCACACCCGCGATACAGCATCCCCGAGCCGGGAACCTTGTTGATCTGGAAAACAGCGTTTGAGCCCTGCAAAAAGCGCATCAGCCAAACAGCGTCTTCCTTGAACACAAACAGCGCGTCATTCCAGACAACCGCATCAACCTGCTCACCGTCCGATACCATGCCGGGAAAGTCGCCCGCAAGGTTCGTATCTGCTGCCGTCCAAGTACTTGGCAGGTTGCCCGCCGTCGCAGCATCAGACCACTGCACCAGATGCGGGTATTCCGTGCCGCCGATGGTCATGCCGCCAGCGACGATAAACGTTCCAAACGGGCGCATCCAGCGGGCTTTAGTGCCAGCCGTCCAGCCGGGTAGCGTGACAAGGTTGTTAGCCGTGTCGCCATCCCAATACGTGGGATCGTCTACGCCGTTGTTCAGTATCGGCGTGCCCTGAAACATGCCGCCTGTCCAACGGTCATCAATGCCTCCCGTGGGGGCTGTGCCGGTGATTTCCGTCTGTGTGGTGCCGTCATCAACAAACACCTTTGTAAGCCCCGCATGAAGGCAGTAGCGGGCCTGATTGATGGCGAATAGCTGGATGTAGTACGGGACAATTGACGGCTGCGTAAACTTGGCCTCGATGCCGTGAAAACGCTCCATGAAGCCATCGCGCGGGCGCATGTTTTGCACATTCGACCACATGCCGATTGGCAATTCCTCCGGCATGGCATCGCGGTTGACGCCTTGGCCGCAGTTGGGAATGCGAATAACGCTCACTTGCGCAGCCCGTACAGCTTTGCCGAGCCGCTGGTGATGTTGCCAGAGCTGAACAGCAGTTGGAATGCGTCAACGTCAGCCGCCGCCATGCGATAGCCGCAGCCGGTCATATCGAGGGGGATGGTTCCTGTATCAATCCAGCGAACAGCGAAGTTCATGCCGAAATACACGGCATCGGACGGCTTACAAAAGTCAATGCGACCGCTGACGCCCGTTTCATTGGCTGCGTTGCCAACGTTGGAGGTCATGTCAATTGCCAAACTAGCCGTGTTGGCATTCGTTCCAGAGCCAGCCGCAGTGGTTCCGCCGCGACTGTAGTGATAGTCGCTTGCGCCGGAATCGTAAGAACTGCCGCCATTCGTTGACGTTCGCATTCTCAGCAAAGAACCATCAGTCGCAGGAATCAGCCTTTCAATGATGACAAAGTAATCATCAAATTCGTCATCGACAAAATTGGTGAAGTTCAGCGATGCGGAGTTAGAAGCAGTCTGCTGCTGCAACATCACAGCCGTATTCTTGCGGCCAAAGGTGTAAAGCGCCGTGCCATTGCATTGCACCAAGCACGATTGCCCAGCATACAGCCGCTTCGTAGCCGAGCCGTCAATGGTTTCCGCGCCGTCCGGGTCAAGCGTGATGACGCCGGTTCCGGTGTTGGACAGATACACATACCAGCCGCTGGTAAGCGTTGCAGCGGCGGAGAATGACAGCGTGAACGTACCGGACAAGTCCAGCAGGTTACCTCGATCTGTCAGGATGGCCGTGTCTGCGCCAGTGATTGCGCGGCGAATGATCTTGCGCTGAAAGCCCCATGACGCCGTGGTGCCGTTGGTTTCCAGGCCCTTGCCAGCGTTGCCGGATTGGGCGGGCAGTTCCGTAGATAGCGAGGCATTGAGAATCGCCTCTTGCACGAATGCCGTAGAGGCTGGCGACGTATCGTTAGAGGTCTGCGCAGGCGTTACGCCTACTTTGTTCAGGTCGGTTTGCGATACGGTCAGCGGGCCAGCGATGGAAGACAGGTTGTCCACCAGCAAGTCCTTAACCAAGCGAATATGCGCCGCACCTTCGGAAAGGAGGTCAGAGTCTTCCGGCCAATCAGGGTCAAGCTGGGAAAAGATCGTTGCGGTTTCGACGGTCATTTTATGCAGCCCTTACTTGCAAAGTTGCGCCAGCGTATTTGCGTGCAGCGTTGTTTTCGTTGATTCGATCAAGCGCGCCGCTGAAAAGACTGGAGTATTTTTCGGTGTTCTTATCGTCTTCGGCATAGATGTAGGCTTGAGCCAGCGTTCCATACAAATACGCTTCGGGATAGTTGGTGATGATTGCGTTTGTCGGGCTTCCATTGGAAAGCGGCGTGAATTTCGCGTTGTACGTCATGATGACGCTGCCGGTTTCCGTGTTGGACGTTCGGATGGTCGTCCCGCTGATGGTGTAGAAGTACGTATCACCTTCACCCCATGAGCGCATCGCATCAAACTGCTCGGGCGTGATGTACGAAAGCGGCTGGCTCAGGCTGTCATTCCAGTACACAGAGCGCATACCAACAAACCCCGTTGGGATTGTGCCGACGCCCGCCGTAATGGTGACTGTTGCCGTCGCCTCAAACTCCACCAGCTTGCAGCGCACCTGCATGACCGATTCGGCCAGCGAGATGAAATCAGGAATTTGCGCCGTCAGATCGTCGCGCTTGAACCACGACTCAACAGACGTTTGCAAATTGGTGTAGTTCGAGATTGCCACTTAGATACCCGTGCCGAAGGTGACTTCAATCGTGCCGGTGCCGCTGTCAGTGATGACGGCAATATGCGTGTCGCCAGCATTGATGCCAAACACCTCGACGTTGCCGGGTAGTTCCATCGGGTCGGTCAGGGTGACGGCGGTCACGGTGGAGCTGCCCGATCGCCAGCGCACGCCAGCGGTGCCAGTGGTGTGGACAACGCGCATTGCCACAGCAGGCAGCGCAATCGCCGGGATTGCCACGCGCGAGGACGTAGTTGTCGCCGGAAGCTGGATGGTTGATCCGTAGATCGGGCGAAAAGGGGAATTTGGGGTGCGCATGGGGTTCCTTTACAACTTTCCGGGCCACACGCGAAAGTGCGCGTTAGCTGGGTCATTGAGGATGCGGCGCATGTGTTCTCTGTTGGTCATGCACTCGCGGTATGTAATGTTGTTGTCGTTGCAATACTTCTCGACCATCACAAACGGAATGGTCGCGGCCAGCTTCATGTCTTTTGACCCGTGAAACCCCTCGTTTTGCAACGCTTTCGCGCGCTCTGCGTAGGGGGTGCAGTCTTGGACGGTCCCGGTTATCAGGTTGCCGTCCTCAATCGCGGAATAGGTCTTTACGTCACGAAACATGGCCGCTCCCGTTTAGGCAATGTGATAGTGGATGTACACGTTACCCACAAGTCCCGCCGTAGTGGCAGAGCCGGTTCCGGTCAGTACTTGCGCCGTGGTCATCTTCACGCTGACAAGGCCGTTAGTTCCACGATCAGCGGTCAGCATCGTGTCCACGACCTTTTCGGTGCCGCCCAATGCGTAGCCGTCAATCAGCGTGTCAGAGCTTGTCGTCGCGTCAGCAGCCACACCAAAGTCGCCAGATGCTGCGCCCGTTGACTTGGTGGTGATGTCGAGTTGCAAACGGTCGATGATGATCGTCGCAATCTCCGGGTTTGCCCATGCAAACAGCGCGCCGCCAGTGGTTGCAGCCACACCGGCAAGGGCCACCTTGGCGACTTTCATCGCCTTGTATGCGCCACCGAAAGTTGCAACCTCTTGCGAATCGCTGTCTTGCACGAGGCCAAAGCCACCGTCTGCGCGTTGGCGAATGTTCGTTCCCATGTGTTTCTCCTAAAGAGAGAGGGCCGAAGCCCCCTCATGTTCACTGAACATCGTATACGGCAAAGTTAGCCTTCGGGGCGCGGGCTTCCACGCACCATTCGGCCAGCATTTCGCGCGTCTCGTTGTCGCCAGCTTTCGCCAGTTCCATCGTGGTAAACGGGCGCAGGTAGGCAATCGCCCACTTGTCCATTTCCAGACCAAACACATCGCGGGTGCGCATGAAACGGTTGGGCACGGCTTTCAGTTCACCGAAGTCCGAGACGTAAACGTCAACCGAAGCGTACAGCTTCTGGTCTTCGCCTTTGTCCATGCGGGTGCTGTTGCCGGTGAAGGTGGAGAACGTCTGCTTCAACAGTGGAGGCATCATCAGCACATCCGGGTCGCCACCTGCGGTGTATGCCTTTTGGCAGGCGTCCTTAAGCTGCGTTTCCGTGTAGTTGCGCAGCGTGCCGTTCGTGTTGCCGGTGTTGTTGATGTAGTTCGCCAGCGTGCCGCCGCCGTTGTTGGTGTTGTCCACCACCCAGCCCAGCAGGCCACGGGATTGACGCGGCGAGGTCGCCAGCACATCCAGTTGGGTCGCAGAGCTTTCCATGTCGCGGCGCAGCTCCAGCCCAGCCAGGGTCATCTGGTACGCCAGTTCGTTCTTGCGGCCTGCCGGGTTCATCGCCAGTTCAGTGCCGGACACAGTGACCGTCTTCACGGAAATCTGCGTGCGGTTGTTCAGGCGAACGGTAGGCGTTACGACCTTGGCGGTCGGGTTGTCACCTTCGGCTGCGGCGTTGTTGGTCACAGCGGGGGCGAGGTCTTGGGTCTGCCATTCGTGCAGCGTGTTGGAAGCCTTGGACTTCGCAGCCATGCTGATGAACGGGGTTTGGGTCGGACTGATGCGGTAGATCACATCCGACAAGTCCTCACGGTTACCGATTGCGGCAGTCGTGAGGAAGGTATTGCTAGGTACGGTCATTTTTTACTCCAGCGTCTCTCGACGTTAGGGGTTAAACAAAGTTTGCCATCAGGCCGACTGCATCGCGGGGGCTTCCAGACTTCTTGAGTTGCTGGAACTGTTGACCGCGCTTGTCAATCGACACGGGGGCTGCATCAGGCGTCACCGTCCGCTGGGGAAGGTTGCTCACCTTTTGCGCTGCTGCTTTTGCCTTGCTCATCATTTGGCGATAGAGCATGGCGTCTCGGGCAAGCAAAATGATCTTGTGATCGGTGATTCCGGGCGCGCTCAGGTCGGGCGTACCGTCCGGGTTGGTCTTGCCGTAAACGCGCTCAGGCTCAAACCCGCGCGACAGCAATTCCTCAGCGATCAGCTTTTCTTCGGCTGATTTCTTGGCTGCGTCTTTCCATTCCGGGAGCTTGGCAAGCAATTCTTGCTGCTCCGTCTGAACGGTTTGAACGTAGCTTTTCAGCCGCTCATGATGCTCTTGGGCTGCCAATTGTTGACCGCGAATTTGAATGTCCTGTAGCGCCGCTTGCCTCTTGTCGTAAAGGTGCTTTTGCTTCTGGTATTCAATCGGGTCTTGCTCCAATAGGGCATCCCAATCAATCCGATTTTGTTCCTGCAATTGGGCCGTCAGCACGGATTGCGCCTGCTGGAGCCCTTGCGCGGCCTGCTGCCGCTCTGCACGCGCTTTCTCGGCTACTTGCTCGGCTTCCTTTCGGAGTGCCGCTGCTGCCTCGAACTTCTGCGTGCTGGACTTCTGCGCTTTGTAGCCGTTAATCAGTTCGCTCTTGGTGAGTTCTACGTCCGTGCCGTCAATATTGACGGTGAACTTTTCCTCATCGGCAGCGGCCTGCTCATCCGGGTTTGCGCCTTCCTCTGCGGGCTTGGGCGGCTCTTGTCCGTCCTCACGCGCCGGGGGCTCTTGCTTTGGTTGTTTGGCTTCAATGTTGCCATCGTCGCCCAGCAGATTTGCAAGTACTGCTGCTGCTTGATTGGTGTCAAGCGCACCGGTATCCGCTCCAGCATTACCCGCGTCAGCAGGTTGCGAGGTTGCGTTATCCATTCTTCATTTCTCCAGTCTGTGCCGGGGGCCGTGGCCCCGCAGCGCGGCGTCTCTCGACGTTATGAAGCAGCTATAGCCGTTGGGCATCTAGACCGGCTGCTTGGCGGTCCGACTCAATTCCTCGTCTATCCAATCATCCAACTGCTGACCGCCAGTGCAACCCCATTCTTCGGGGCGGTATGCGTTGCCAGCTTTCAACCATTCATACCGGCGCACAATGCGCGCAGCGTGAGCCAATTCGTTGCAGGCCAACTGCATTACACCATCTGGCTTTCCGTCTCGCGACGCTTTCTCTAAGCGGTCGGCCAAGTCAATCATGTACTTACCACCACTCACGAAATTTAAGCCAGCGTTGCGCGCCAGCACACGCAGCAAGATAGCCGCCGCCAAGAATCAGAAACACAGCGGACACAGAAAGAATGACGGCAATCATGCGATTTTCGCCAAAGCCTCAATGGCTTGCTGCGTCTGCTCTTTTGTCGGCTCGGGGGTTCCAGCCAACCGCAGGATTTCAACAGCCGCTCTGCCGCACTCAGCCACGCCACTGACCTTTTTCCCAAAGCCAAAAACAACCGGGCGGCGCACGCCCTTCTTGCGCAGCGACAGCACACCAGCATCACCGGGAATCTCTCCCTTTTCAATCTGGCGGGCAATGATTCGCAGCATACGCGGGATGTTTTCGAGGTTGTTCGACATAGTTAACTCCAGAATTGCCGGAAGCGTCCGGCGCGCATGGGCAGCAGCGCCCAATTCGGTCAGCATTCAACCCTTTCGCCAGTATTCAGCACATACCCACACGGGCCGATTTCCGTGCGAATGTTACCCCAACGCTCAGACATTACAAGCCCTTCTGCGTCAGGGTGAGTAATCAGCGAAACACGCCGATCATGGCGATTGATTTCCAGCACATGCGCGGTCAATTCTGCGAAAGATAGTTGCGGGCTTTGGTCAGCAGGCTTTGCTGGTGCAGATACTCCAGTTCCACTTTCGCCAGTTTCCCCGTTTCCAATGTCGCCTCTAGGCTGGCTTTCACCTTGCCCAGCATCGTGATTGCCAGATGCGTCTTTTCTCTGTCGTCCGCGTGTTTTGGGCTGCTCGGGATGTTTTTCCATGATTCGATTAAATCCTTTTCAATATCGTTGAACACGGCTTGGAAGACTTCGTTCTCAAGCACTAGCTTGGCTTGGTCGCCTTTGTATAGGCGTTCTTCGAGGGTCACGGGCGCACCTCCTGCGTAATTTCACGAGTAGCCGCATCCGTAGCGGAGTTGTCTACCTTCGCTTTGCTGCCGATGTTCGCAATCTCAATGCGGGTTGCGGCCTCTAGCTCTGCCTTCCAGCGGTTGAATGCGTCCTCTCGCAAGCTCTGCTGATCCTTGAATGCGGCCTGCAATTGCGCAAGCTGGGCTTCCTGCTGAATCTTGAGCGTCTGTTGTTCAGCCTCGGACGCCTGTCGATTGCGGTCAACCTCGGCTTGCATCTGCGCTTTCATCTGAGCCAATTGTCCTTCATGCTCAAGCTCAAGCTGTCGCATCTGCGCCTTGTACTGCATTTCCATCTGCGCAATCTGCCCCTTGGCTTGCAAGTCGGCTTGCTGCATCTGCATTTTGGCCTGAGCCTCAGCCGCGCCAGGATTCGGAAGCTGTTTGTTCGGGTCAGGCTTCACAAAGAACTTGTTGCCGGACTTGAAACCCATGTTCTTTGCAAGCTCGATGCTGCTGTTGTAGAGGTTCTCCGGGCCAGCAATGCCAATCGCCATCCCCTGAGCCTGAGCGTTTTGAAGCTGCATCAGGCGTGCAATGCGCTGGTCTTTGTCGCCCATGCCAAGGCCGACATTGATGGTGAAGTCGAATTGGTTTGTCCACTCGCGCGGGTCAATGTCTACCCACTCGCCTTCTAGCTTCACGCGGTCTGACTTTTTCTGGTTTTGGCATACCAGCTTGAGCATCATGCGGAACAGGTCTTCAAACCCTTCCGCAGCTTGCACCGCGACAAGCTCGGTTCGCATGTCGGCTTTGTTGGCAACAATGCGGGTTTTCGTGGCCGTCTCGCTGCCAAACAACTGATCTGGGCTGTTTCCTTGGCTCTGGCGGCTCCAGCCGGTGGAATCCTCCAGCTTGCGCTTGCCAAACTCCAGCAGTTCCATCGCTTGCGCAATGTTGCCTTTGCCCTGATCCAGTCGGCCAACGGCTCCAGCCGATTTGACGCGCACCACGCCTCCGGGGCGCGAGGACAGCAGATCGTCTAGGTTGACCTGATTCTCAACAGCGAAATACCGACCGTTGACTTCCAGATATAGGTTATCGCGCACGCCGCGCTCAACCATCGTGTTCGATAGCTGCTCAGGCATCGCCAGATCAGCGATGGACAGGCCGTAGAACAGATGCGGGATAGGCACCGGGCACCACGAAATGAACGGGCGCACATCGGTGATTTCGTCATCCAGCAGCGTGCTACCGGCTTTCGTGATCTTGTGAAGCTCTGCGATGCCGTCGCCGTCACGGTCAAGCCACAAGTAAGCCTCAGTACCCCAAATGATGCGCTGCGAGTCATCCATGGAGTCATCGCGGTCAAGGCCGGTCTGATAGCTCTCGTATTCCTCGCGCTCGACGCGCTCCATGTTGAACTCGGCTTGTGAGTCATCCGAGCCGATGTTGTCGATTTTCTTGGCATCAAAGCCCATCGCCTTGAGTTGCGAGGCGGTCTTGCGGAAGCGATGGCCGACAAAGCGAGCTGTTTCAATGTTACCCGTGGCGGAAATCAGGAATTGCTCGGGCGGGATGTTCTCGACGCACAGCCTGCCGCCTTTCTTGACGCGCTTGCAGGCTACGTCATACAGCATTACGGGCGGCATCTGATTGATGTTGTCAATCTGCGCCTGTAGCTGAATTACAGCCTGCAAAGCCTGCGCATTGCCTTGTTGGGCGGCTTGCTGGGCCTGCATCAGTTGGCCGGTCAGTTGCTCGATGGCCTTTGCGCGCTGCTTGGCGTCATCCTCATCAGGGTAGGACTCCTGCTCGATGATTTCGACCTCGGGATCATCCATAAGCATGGCGAGGTTAACCTCAGTCTGCCCCTTGTATTCTTCCCGTGTTTCCTCATCGGTGTTGTCCCACCAAACCTTGAGAAAGCCGCGCTTGCTCTGGAGGCCGTCTTTCAGCCATGTGTAGGTCTTGGTGCGGCCTTTGTTCTTTTTGAAGAACAGATAGTTCAGGTATTGGGTCGCGCGCTGGGCCTTGAGTTCGTCGTCTTCCTGCGTCGGCTCACACTCCACGACCGAATCGCCGCCAGTGAATGTCACCATGAGTTGCGGCAACATCGACTCAATGGTGTTGCGCACATCGGTAGAAACGACACGCGACCGGCCCGGAATCGCGGGCGGGGCAAGTTCTTCGACAGCTTCGCCCAAGTAGTAATACATGGCCTTGCGGCGCATTTCGGACAGCTTGTCGCCATCAAAGCCCAGCGCCTGCCGCATCTCCTGATCGACAATCGCAACGACTTCATCGTCTGTCATGCGTTTTTTAGGTTCGGTCATGCTGTGCTAAGTGTTGGGTAGTTCAATGGTTTACTTGCCTGCGGTTCCTGATAGACGATGCACATCAGGCCGAAAGCGTCCGCGCTGTGGCTGGCCCAATCGTGGTCAGGGCCTAGTCCAATGCCGCGTTTCTCGTCTTTCTTTTCGTGATACCAGCCGATTGCGTCAATTCCCGCCTGAGTCGTGGCCTCATTAAACCAGATGCGGCTAAACAGGTTACGCGCCCGCTCCACGCGGAGCATTGCAGCGCCTTTGCCCTGGTTCGGAACAACCTCTACGGTGTACCCAGCGGCCTCAAATGCGCTGCGGTACGAAACATCAATCACCTTGTCTTGCGTGTCGCCATCGTGCGGCAACCAAATTTTCGGCTTGTTGTTGTCGCAGTAGCCGCGTGATCGCATCCAGGCCAAATGAGCGCCAATCGGCTGGCCTTGCACTTCATAGTGATCCAGCGCGCGAATCTCTTTGCCGACAAACTGCGCTATCCAGATGACAAAGTTGTCAGCCTTTGCGCCCGTACCGCCAATGTCCACAAACGCCCGCAGCGACATAAGCGGGTCAACAGGCACGCGGCCAATCCGCCCTTCTGCTTTGGCTTGCGTCAGATGCTGGGCGAAATACGCGCCTTCGACAATACTGACGTACTCGCCTTCCCAAATGTGGCCGTACTGATCCGGCTGCATTCTTAGGCAATCAAGGCGCTCTTGCTCAAGCTCTGCCGTAAACCATGGGTTATCCCGCCAGTTTGCGGCTACAACAACCGCGCCCGTAGGCTTCTCCGGCCCCATAAACATTACATCCACCGGGTCTGTCTTGCGGCGCGGGTTGTAGCTCCACCACATTTGAGAGCCTGTCGCGCGCATAGTTGGGCGGTACAAGTTGATCGAGTGCTTTGTTGCGCCCTGCGCTTCCTCCCACCAACCACGCTTAAACCCCTCCAGCGACTTAATGCTGTCTGCGGTGTAGTCGTTCATCCCCTTAAAAATGATGATGCCATCGCCGGGGGTCGTGATTACGTCCTTGAAGACTTTGAAGCCGTCAGCCTCAGTAATGCCGTGGGCATGTAGCTTTGACTCAAGCAGCAGCTTTGAAGACTGCGCCAAGTCCTTTTGCACCTCACGAATACAGACTGACCGCAATCCTTCGCCGCCGCTATTCCCCGGCTCGGCCAAACTGTCTTCAATCAGCAACTCAGCCAGAAAATGCGATTTGCCGCTACCGCGCCCACCTTTTGCAACTTTGTCGCGCGCAGGCGCTAACAGCGGCTCAAACACTGCCGCCGTCTTAAGGTGCAGTTTTCTCACTTTGCCTCAGGGCGGATGATTTCGCGGGTCACTTGCCCAATCTGCACCACGCCCGAGTGCTCAGTTTCAATCTTGTCGCGCCACTCAGCAGGCTTGCGGTTCTTGAGCCAGAAAATCAGCGCGGTCGAATCAGGCGGGTAATATTTGCGAATCGGCGTCTGGATGATTTCCTTGTCCACAACGCGAATATCAACCTCGTCATGCTCGTAACCCATGGCGCGGCGGTACAGGCTTTGCTCTACCCGTTCGTCAGCCTCAGCCTTCGGAACCCTTATGGACTCCGAAAATTCTTTATGCTCCACCTTCCAAAGATTGATAGTGGACACTGACACTTCAAAGAAGTCGGCCAGTTGCGCATCTGTTGCCCCGAGCTTACACAGCTTGGCAGCTTCTTTTGCGTATTCCGGCTTGTACTTTGTTGGGCGTCCTGCTGGCATCATGTTTATCGGGCACCTTGCGGAGTTGCCGACCTCTGTTAGTGGTTACTTACGTGTGCTACTTTAGCACTTCTTGGGCGGCTTCTTGCCCTTAGACTTTTTCATGGTTTGTTCCTTGTTCGGTTTTCGCCTTCATCGCCTCAAGCTCTCGCCGTGCTGCCATCATGTCGGCGTACAGAACTGCGGCTTCGTCCATTGCTGCATTGCGCTGGTTCTTGAGCGCTTGGATCAGGTCGTTGGCGCGGTTTTCTTCTTGCTCGGTCATGGCTCGATTGCGATTTGTTGCGCTGCACCAGTGGCGAAGATCACCATCAGTTGGGTTTTGCCTGCGCCGTTGTCTTGGGCAAAGATGCGGTATCCGTTGGCTGCGGGGGCTGCG